ATTCAGCAGAAGTTGGCTCAAGAACATCCCGATTTTGGCGACATTGCTAAAGATCAGGACTTTGCGAATTGGGTGAAGTCTAGCCCTGTGCGTCTAAAGTTGTTCGAGCAAGCAGACTCTGGATATGATTACGACTCAGCTAATGAACTGCTGTCTACTTACAAGCAACTTCGTAGCGTGAAGACTAAGCAAGCAAGTGATGCTGGAGAAGCCACTCGCAAGCAGAATCTAAAGGCTGTTGGAGTTGATGTTGGTGGTTCTGGAGAATCTTCTAAGAAGGTTTATCGTAGGGCTGACCTTATTCGGCTGAAAATGCAAGACCCTGGTCGTTATGAGATGCTAAGTGACGAGATCATGCAAGCGTACTCAGAAGGCCGAGTTAAGTAACTTTTTTTTAATTTTGGAGATTTAATCATGGCAAATACCGCCTTTTCCCCCACAAATAGTGTAACCACTACATCCGCAGCTAACTTCATTCCAGAGATTTGGAGTGATGAAATTGTTGCCGCCTATAAAAAGAACCTCGTATTGGCTAACTTGGTCAAGAAGATGTCTTTCAAAGGCAAAAAGGGTGACACAGTCAACATTCCTAGCCCTGCTCGTGGCAACGCTTCTGCTAAAGCCGCTACAGATGCAGTTACTCTGATTGCTGAAAGCGACACTAACATTCAAGTGTTGATTAACAAGCACTATGAGTACTCACGTTTGATCGAAGACATCGTCGAAGTTCAAGCCCTGACATCTTTGCGTTCTTTCTACACAGAAGACGCAGGTTATGCCTTGGCTAAGCGCATCGACACAGACTTGGTTCAATTGGGTCGTGCTTACAATGGCGCTACAGTTGGTACTGATGACTATGCAACAAGCAATACAACTACCAAAGCCTATATCGGCTCTGATGGTACTACTGCTTACAACAGCACAACATCAAACGCTGCTGCTTTGACAGATGCCGCTATTCGTCGCACTATTCAGCGCTTGGACGACAACGACATTCCTATGGATGGTCGTTTCTTCTTGATTCCTCCTTCAAGCCGTAATACATTGATGGGTCTGGCTCGTTACACCGAGCAAGCCTTCATTGGTAATGGCGATGCGATCCGCAATGGTGAAATCGGTCAACTGTACGGCATGGCTGTGTTCGCCACATCCAATGCTGATACTGGTGCTGGTTCTTCTGGCACAGACCGCATCTGCTTGATGGGCCACAAAGACTCTATGGTCTTGGTTGAGCAATTGGGCATTCGTTCACAGACTCAGTACAAACAAGAGTACCTCGGTACATTGTTTACTGCTGACACTCTGTATGGTGTGAAGGCTTTGCGTACAGCCGCATCTAGCTCTGCAGCTAATGCTTCTGGCGCTTACGCTTTGGCAGTTCCTGCTTAATGTTGCCACTTCTCCCCTGTCTTCGGATGGGGGAGTTTTTTCTTAATCTAGGAGGAATTCATTATGGCAACCGCATCTTCAGTTGTAACTCGTCGTGGAAACGATCAATTTCGTGGACTTTTTAGCGATACATGGGCAGTAGTTTGCACATTGAACGCTGGTTCATTGGTTGATGGTGCAGGCGAGACAGACGATGTAACAGTACCAGGCGTAGCCCTTGGTGACATGGTTCTTTGCTCATCTTTGGCAGTTGACTTGGTTGGTTTGACAGTAACAGGTTATGTTTCTGCCGCTAACACAGTTAAGTTCCGCATTCAGAATGAGTCTGGTTCTACTGTTGACTTGGCTTCTGCAACAATGGACATTGTTATTGTTCGCATGGTCTAATCTAAAGGGGGCTAATAACCCCCTTTTCTTCGGAGATTCTTATGGCTACCTTTAAGTGCTTACAAAGTGGGCAAACAGTAACTTTCACGCTTCAACATGATATTGATAGCATGAAGGGTCATGCAGGGTATGTCAGAATTGATGAAGAGGAAAAAGAGTCTTTTGAAAAGCCTTTAATATTGTCGCAACCACAGCCTGTCAAGAAGATGGGTCGTCCAAGGAAGACTGCCAATGTCTGAGATTGATCCACGAGAGTTCGGTAAGTTAGAAGCCCAAGTAGAGGCTTTACAGAACGAAGTTCATGCAATGCGTGAAGATATTAAAGCCCTTTTAGAGATGGCAAACAAGTCCAAAGGTGGAATGTTTGTTGGGATGGCAATTGCCTCTGTAGTTGGCGGCATTGTTTCTTTTGTTGCAACCAAGATAATTCGTTAAGGAGAAATCATGTACGGAAAAACCAAGATGACTAGCTCTAAGATGCCAAAGAAGAAAGAGAAATCTGCTCCTTTGGCTATTATGATTGCTGTTGGTAAGCCTCGTGCTATGCCTACTCGTGGTGGTCGTACAGCGACTAACATGATGAAGAAATCAGGTCGTGGCAAATGAAAAAGACCAAAGCAGAGGCAAAAATCTCTAAGGTTATGCGAGAGTACAAAGCAGGCACTCTGCACTCTGGCAAAGGTGGCCCTGTGGTTAAAAAGCCTAAACAGGCAGTTGCCATTGCTTTATCGCAAGCAGGAATGTCTAAGCCAAGGATGAAGAAATGAAACAGGGTCTTTATTCCAACATTGCCGCCAAAAGAGAGCGTATCAAAGCAGGCTCTGGTGAAAAGATGCGCAAAGTAGGATCAAAAGGCGCTCCTACTGCCAAAGACTTTAAACAAGCAGCTAAGACTGCTAAGAAGAAATGACTTCCCCTGTCTGGCAAACAAAAGCAGGAAAAAATCCAAAAGGGGGCTTGAATGCCAAAGGAAGAGCATCGTATAATGCAGAAACAGGTGGTAATTTAAAAGCACCAGTTAAGTCGGGAGATAACCCTCGTAGGGCATCCTTTTTAGCACGAATGGGCAATATGCCTGGCGCTGAGATGAAAGATGGAAAGCCTACCCGACTTTTACTTTCTCTTAGAGCTTGGGGAGCATCGTCCAAGGAAGACGCTAAAGCTAAGGCTAAAGCGATCTCTAAGAGGAATAAGAAGTGAGACCAGTATCCGTAGGTAATCTTTTAACAGCAGGCTCAAAGACGACTGTCTATACTGTGCCTACTGGTTACTATGCCTTATGGAATCTGTGTTACATCTCCAACCACACTGGCAACAATAAGACTGTAAGTGTCTGGTGGTACGACTCAAGTGCCAATACTGAGATTGTTATTATTGATGGTTATCAAATTGCGGCTACTCAGTATTTGAGATTTGATGGTGGTGCTTATGTTGTTCTTGAGGAAGGCGATCAAGTGCGAATTACGCCTGAATCTGCTTCACAAATGTCTTCAACAAATACATTCGAGCTTTATGGAGCACAACGAACATGACATACTTAGAACTTGTTAACGATGTGCTAATTCGTTTGCGTGAAAGCACAGTATCTACTGTTGGCGAAACAACATATTCTTCTTTGATTGGCAAGTTTGTCAATGATGCAAAGCGTCAGATCGAAGATACATACACTTGGAATTGCTTGTCACAAACAGTAACAATTTCAACTACTGGTGGCACACATTCTTACTCTTTGACTGGTGTTGGTCAAAAGTTCCGTGTGATGGACGCCTTAAATACAACTAGCAATGTTGTGATGGGTGATGTTCCTTTCACGAGCATGAATCGTAAGTTGAACTTTGTGACTCCAGTTCAAGGAATCCCATCTGAATACTGCTACAACGGAGTAGATTCTAGTGGCGACACAAAGATTGATTTGTACCCAATTCCTGATGGCGTTTACACACTTCTGTTTGATGTGATTGTTCCTCAAGCAACATTGTCCTCAGACTCTACATCTGTCAAAGTGTTGGATTATTTGGTGACTCAGAGTGCCTATGCTCGTGCTTTGATTGAGCGTGGCGAGGATGGTGGAACTAACTCTAATGAGGCTTATGCTTTGTTCCGTGGAATGCTTGCTGATGCTATTGCAATGGAAAGCACTCGTTATCCTGAAGACAATTTTGAGGCTGTCTAATGGCTGGTCAACTACAAAGTTATAGTCTTTCTGCACCAGGCTTCTTTGGCCTGAATACTGAAGATTCGCCCCTAGATTTAGGGTCTGGCTTTGCTTTAGTTGCAACAAACTGCATCCTTGACCAATATGGTCGTATTGGCGCTAGAAAAGGTTGGACAAAGGT